GGGGGATTCCCCAATATTGAGCGTTGACAATTCGATAGGCAACAGCTCCGTAGGACACAGCCTTTTCCCATTTTCCATGCTGGCGAATAGGCTTATCTGTTCTACCTCCGGCAAAATCTCGGAGGTGCAAAAGCTCGTTGAGAACAATTTCAAAATCCTTTCCGCCATGCGACGACAGCGCACCCGGCACATTTTCCCAAATGACAAAGCGCGGATACCTTCCGCCTGTGGCAGACAGCATTTCCCGGATGACCCGGATTGCTTCATAGAACAGGCAGCTTCGGTCGCCGCCCAGTCCTTTGCGCTTTCCCGCAATGCTCAGGTCTTGGCAAGGAGAGCCGAAGGTGATGATGTCCACCGGCTCGATCTGACCGCCTTTGATGTCCGTTATGCTGCCGAGGTGTTGCATCTCCGGCAGGTGTGTTTTGGTAACGGCAATCGGGTAAGGCTCCACTTCGCTTGCCCATACAGCCCGCCCGCCGCACATCACAGCACACAGTGGCATGGTCCCGCTTCCATCGAACAGGCTGCCCAGCTTTACCTCCGCCGTAGGCTTCCCCAATTCTCGGAAAGCATTTTGGACGAAGAACAGGGCATTCGGCAAGGCCATTCCGTTACCCCACATGGAATACTCCGCCGACGGACTGTGCAGCTCGTCGTGCCATCTCTTCACTGCGGCATCGCTTCTGGCTCCATCCGCCCGGGCAATGATCTTCTTCGGTTTCTGCCCTTTGATCTTGCAATTTCTCAGGTACACTTCCCGCCAGAACTTGGTTTCTTCTGCGTCCGTCAGCGGCGCGATTTCTCCCCAGCCATCTGGAAAACCCTGTAGCCGCCCGCATTCCATCGGCAACAGGCGGCGCACGATCCATTCCGGCAGGCGCGGCACATCCGGCTGAATGACCGGGTTGATGTAATTCAAACTCCATCCCCCTGATTCTTTCGCTTGGAGCGTTCCGCTCACTGTACCGTTCAGGCGGCTGTTTCTGGCATCGTAGGCCACCGCATGACGATCTTGTGTGTTCAGCGTGAACGAAGCATTCTCTCGGACACCACTTCCATTTTGGTTTGTGTTTCGGTCAACGAAGTTCCCGGCAAGGCAGAACGAGTTGTAGCCTACAATGGTTCTGTCCTTGTCACGGCTCAGGGTTGGTGCTGTATTCATCAGGCGTTCGGCGTTAGTCTGGGTGGATGCAATGCAGCACACGTCTTTCTCAGCGTTCACGCCGCTGCCCCCCCCTCGAACCAGAATGGCCTGTGACCGCATGGTGCTGGCGGTGTGCATCAGCGAAGGAGCTACGCCGTCCGCATCGTATACCCGTTTTCCCTGCGGGAAGTCCTGGGTCAAGCATTTGATTTCCATAGTTGTCCTCTTTTCTTGTGCGAACGGCCGGCATCGAACCGGCCCGCCTGTTGATGATGGGGAATCGGAAACAGGCGGCTCCCTGCGCTCGCATATCAGACCCGCTCCGTAAGAGAGGTACAGAGCGGGGCGGCCACTGCAATGGCCTGTTGCTTTTGGCCTGAGCAAGTTGAACAGGGTGTTTCTACGCTCACACTGCGGCGCACCCGTTCCCGTCATATCCATGCGGGTGCGGCTTCGGCAAGAACGGCAGCCCGGTTTTGCATC